AACCGGAAGAGGTCGAAGATGTTGAGATCCTGAATGACGACGGACCGGAAAAAGAACCGGTCGTAGTGGATTTCAAACCCGGTTCGAACAGCAATCGAAGATCGTTCGCGACACCTTTAAAAAATAGAATTTAATGGAAATATATAAAGCATAATAAAGAAATGATAGAACTGACAGACGAATTTAAAAAGAAAGTGCTCGAAGCCCTCCGGGAAGCCCGCGAGCGGTACGACGGCAGCGATTCCGGTTTTGCCAAGAAATACGGCATCAACAAGAGTGTGTACAGCGAGATCAAGAAGGGGAAGGTCGAGAAGAAAATCAATCCCGGCAAATGGTTGGAGCTGGGTCGCAACCTGGGGGTGTCGCTCAGCGAGCGGAAATGGAACATGGCGCGTACCGATGTGTTCACCATGATTGAGGAGGACATCGTCTTCTGCAAGGAGTTTTCCAAATCGATGATGTTTGTCGACGAATGCGCCATCGGCAAGACCTACTCCGCACGCTACCTCTCGCGCACGTTGAAGAACTGTTTCTACATCGACGCCACGCAATGCCGCCAGGAGCGCAGCCTGATCCGTGCCATCGCCCGGGCGGTAGGAGGCGAGCTGGACGGTACACTGGAAGAGGTCAAGGAGTCCGCCAAGTATATATTGAACATTCTACCACATCCAATCGTGATCATCGACGAGGCCGGAGCATTATCCTACTCCTCGCTGCTCCTTCTGCACGAGTTCTGGAACGGCACGCAGGATTGTTGCGGCTGGTACCTGATGGGGTCGGACGGACTGCGCACAAAGCTCCAGAAAGGCAAGGGTACCTCGCGTAAACAGTCCTATAAGGAGCTGTTCTCGCGTTTCTCTTCAAAATACAACCACATCGTCCCTGACGAACCGGGCGAACGGGAACTGTTCTTCCGCAACCTGATCGGCACTGTCTTGTCGGTCAATATCAAAGATAAACACAAAATCAACAAAATCGTAAACAAATTTTTGCCCACGGAAAGCCGGTCGGGGAAACCCGGGTTGGCCGG